TATGGCTTTATCACCACCGTACCCTGCCGCTGCTAATTGCCATCTAATTGTACCAACTCCGGTAGTGTTTGTGGCTATTACACCTAAATTTGAAATTCTATTTGTTGTACTATTTAATGTTGATGTGGAGCTAACTCCATATCCGATTATGGCTCTATCACCTCCATAACTTGCTCCAGCAATACCCCGCCGTGCAGTTCCTGAACCGCTCAAGTCTCCTGAAGTAATTCCTGTTGATGAAATAAAATTTCTTGTAGTAACATTACTAACTCCTTGATAACCATACGCAAATAGTCCTCTGCGTCTGTTTTTAGCAGTTGTAATAATACTATTATCAGCGTATGTTATACTAAGTCCTGTTCTTAGTATAGGCATATTAATCCTTTACATTTATGAACTATAACTTGCTGCCGCAAGACCATATTTACCACTGCCTGTACCCGATTGATCTGTAGCAACAACACCTGTATTAGAAACTAAATTTCTTACTGTTGAATAAGTACCAGCACCATTAGTTCCATAACCAAATATAGCTTTATCACCACCATACCCTGCCGCTGCTAAACTAGCTCGCGCAGTACCAACACCTGTAGTATCTGTAGCAACAACACCTGTGTTTGATACAAGATTTGTTATAGATGTATAATCACTACTATATCCATATCCAAATATAGCCTTATCACCGCCGTATCCTGCTGCTGCTAATGCTAATCTAGCTGTACCAACTCCTGTAGTGTCGGTAGCAACAACCCCTGTATTAGATACTAAATTAGTAATAGACAAACCGCCGCCACTAAATCCATATCCAAATATAGCCTTATCACCACCATAAGATGATGCTGTTATTTGCCTCCTTGCTGTTCCTACACCAGTAGTATCTGTAGCAACAACACCTATATTAGATACTAGATTCGTCAATGACTGATCATTGTCATTGAATCCATATCCAAAAATAGCCTTATCAACACCATATGTGGCAGCAGCAAGTTCGCTTCTGGCAGTACCTATTCCAGTTACATCTGATGCTTGTGTTCCTCTAAAATCCACAATATTAGTAGCGGTCTGATAAACAACGGAGTCATTTCTGCCGTATCCGAATATAGCCCTTTCTCTACCAAAACTCGCTGCTGCTAAGTATACTCTTGCTGTACCAACTCCAGATAAATCAACTCCGGAAATACCAGTTTCACTAACTAGTATTACTTCATTTCTTGATGCTAAATAAAATCCATAAGCAAAAATTGCACGCCGCGCCCACCCTGCAGAAGTTCTAGTAGAGCCATTATCAAAGGTAATTTCTGTACCAGTTATAGAAATAGTCATAATGTTTTATGGTCCAAAACTTGAAGCCACAAGATATTCTCTTGCTGTACCAACACCTGTAGTATCCGTCGCAACAACACCAACATTGGATACTAAATTTGTTATTGAATACATAGCACTTGTTAGCCAATTAGAACCATATCCAAAAATAGCCTTATCACCGCCATATGTAGCAGCAGCTAGGGCACTTCTAATTGTACCAACACCTGTCGTGTCTGTAGCAACAACTCCAGCATTCGACACTAGATTAGTCATTGACAAACTAGCAGTTGTTGCTCCATATCCAAAAATAGCCTTATCACCACCATATCCTGCTGCTGCTAGTACATGACGAGCCGTGCCTACGCCTGTTGTATCTGTAGCAACGACACCAGCGTTCGATACCAGATTAGTCATTGATACCGCAGGGTTTCCTCCAACAGATGTTGTTCCATATCCAAAAATAGCCTTATCACCGCCATATGTAGCAGCAGCCAAACTGAATCTAGCTGTTCCAACACCCGTTACGTCTGTGGCAACGATTCCGATTTGCGAAACAAGATTTTTTAGTGATAGATTACTGCCATTATAGCCATATGCAAATATTCCCAAACCATCACCATATCCTGCCCCGGCTAGTCCATTACGAGCGGTGCCTACTCCTGTATTGGTACTTAAAAGTGCTCCCAATTCACTGACTCGCGTACTTACATTTGTTGAACTTGATGTGAAATAACCAAATCCAGATATACATCTATCGCCACCATAGGTGGACGCGGCGCCTGATTGAACAGCATTTCCACCAAAACTTATATCACTAAAAATATTTCCGAAATTGCTCACCAGATTTGCTATTCCCAAAGGTGAACCTCCTACAGTAGATCGTCCATAAAGAAATATAGCTCTCATTCCCGATCTTGCAGAATTCTCTACACTATTATCATTATATGTAATATTATAATCATCTATTGATATTGTCATATCATCTTTCTATGAAATTATAATAGTATTTATTCTACTCATTAAATTTTCAACATAATCATCTTTTCTTTTTATGAATATTTGACCTGATTCCTGTTCAACACCAATCAATATGACAATTTGATCAATAGATTGCTTAACTATATGTTCGAACATCAAAGCATATGCCGTACATTGTAAAAAATAATTCTCAATATACTCCTCTTTTTTCGCCTTGATGGAATTTTTAAAATCTAAAATCGACAACTTTCCATTCCACTCACAAATGCAATCAGTTCTACCTGCAATTTTTAATACATCAGAATAAAGTGCCTGTTCTAGTCCATGCACTTTGGTGACATTTTCATCTATAAAAGGTTTAATTTTATAGAACAATTCCTTCACATGGGGCATCATCATTCTCAACTTAATCGGCGACATTTCATTCAATAGATATTTCTCACAAATCGAATGTAATTCTGTTCCTCGTCGAGCGGATCGTCCCATAATTTTATTAGATTCATCTTCTCCAATACGCTCTCTCCATGCAATCAATCCTTCTTTCGAATCTGTTGCGGATAAAACTGTTGTTATCGATGGATATCGATTGCCTTCCGGAGTAATATAAATTCTTCCATTCTCAGTCGTTTCAGACTCAAGATCAAAATCTAGTTGAGAAATTTTTTCATATGTGAAGTTCATTCAACAGCATCTTCATATCTAAGTTTAGCTAAAATATAGTCCTTAACTAAAGATGATCTAACAATATCATCTGGTGTAAATTCAATTTTAGTAAAGGCATCCATGTGCATAGCAATATCAAAAAATTTTAAAATACCGCTCATATCATTTTTCTTCTTATTTAAATCTGTCTGTCTATAATCACCACACCAAATAATTTTTGACCGATAACCAACACGAGTCATAACGGTATCGATCTCCTCAAAAGTAAGATTCTGCATCTCATCGACAATAATGATTGCATCATCAAAACTCATTCCTCGAATAAAAGATGTTGAGATGAATTCGATATATCCTTGTTCAGACAATCTCTGATAAGCATCCTTTCTTCCGAAAAGAGTCTCACAAATTTGTTGATAAGGTTGCTGATAAATCTCCATCTTTTCCGTAACATCACCGGGCAAATGTCCAATTTCTCTGGATTGAACAGCGGAACGAACAATAATTATTTTATTGAATGGATTTGTTTTATCGAGAACTTCTTCAAGTGCTTTGTACATTGCACAAAAAGTTTTTCCTGTTCCAGCTACTCCATGAAGTGCTACGAAATAGTCGCCTCTTTTATATGCATCAAAAAACTTTTTTTGATTGTCTGTTAATGGTTCAAAAACCTTAAGATCGTCTAGTCTAAGCTTTAGTGCGTTTTGCTGTTTTACTTCTTGTTCTTCTGCTAGTTTTATTTTAGTGTTCGCTCTTCTAGACATACGCTCTCCTTAAAAGTTTATTACCATTCTTTGGGAATTCCGTATTTACTTCCTCTCGATGCTCCGGGGTTTCTTCGTTGAATACCATCAATGACGTATTTTTGGAAGTCTGATGGAGGTTTGAGCAAGCCAACTGATGCAGGATCAACTATCGCAACACCAGTGGATTCATGATACCGTTCGAAATGTGGATTTGAAGACATGAAAGTATCATACTCTGATATTTTCATCACTTTCTCTACAATTTCACCAGTTTCTTTATTTTTAAAAGTATATGTAGGCATATGATTATATAGTTTGATACCAAGAAGGAATTTCTCGTTTAGTCCATTTCGCAAAATGATTTTTTCGTTCACGATAGTATCGATGATACGATTCCAAAACATTTCCAGGAACTTTACATTCATCTGGCATAGCTGGAGTAGGAGGACAAAAATCTCCATTCGAAATGTTACTAGGCCAAACATACAATGCTTCAGCCATACGCTTTTCTACAGCATGAATTTTACCATAGCGATAAGTATATTCTTTACACAAATAAAACCACATTCTCTGTAACCAGATGTAATTCTGTTTGTTTGAACGAGTCCATACTGCTGATGGATGATTGATATGTGAAGCCTTCATCATCACAGATTCGTTCGGTTCTTCTAATCGCCATCGTTTGATGTTGCGACCGTTTGCAGTTTTGTCCAGATATGGAACACCATCAAGCAAACGGTGTGCAGTAGACATCAATTGTGCATACTCAATAATCATTTTCACAACATGTTTATCGAGATGCATTTCCGCACAGATTTGTGGATCAGAATCTAGGTAGAAAATATTCATACTGGTTGTTCATCTGTAATTTCTGTTACGACAAGAATTTCTTCATTCTTAGAAGTCACAGGTGTTGGTTCAGCAACGACGATTTCTGGTTCCGATTTCAGTTCATCAAGAGTTTGCACAGGCTGAATGTCATCATCGCCAGCAAAGTAAATATTTTTATCTTTCAGATATTTAATACCATCAGCGGTATTAATAAGTTGATATGCTAGAACATTTCGACCATCTTTGTAAACACGAACAATGCCTTTTGCAGTGGTTTTTACATGCCACATATATGCAGAAACGAGATACATTTGAAGTTCATCACCAAGAAGAATTTCAATTTCTTCTTTTGTGACTGGTTCACCAGTGACCATCAGATTGAGAATCTTTTCGAAAGGTGCCATGTTGCCAGGTTTTGCTTTACGACCCATGATATACTCCATTGTTTAAAAATAAAAGTTTAACACACAGAGAGAAAACAGTCAAGTTTTTTACCACTTTGTTGCGAAAAAACAACACAATTAAAACAACTTAAAGATCAACATCACTACGAGTGCTCCCGATAACACAAAGAAAGTCAGGAAACGTCCCAGAAGAGCCCCTAGGAACGCACCGGAGACAAAAATTGTGATCAGTTGAACATCCATATTACCTACGCATAGAAGCTTGATCCCGAGCTTCCTCGTCAGTGAAGATAGGAACAGCGTTACTTTTATGTAACGTTCCAATACCTTTCATTAAACTACCAGTATAAACTTTGCCATGGATAGGTTTAGTTGTAGAACCACCACCAGAGTCTACACTAGGATATCGTGGTGTTTCACGACCAGGAGGAACTTTAGGACCAAAAGAAAAGGACTTCTTCACACACTTAACTGGTGTCTTCGAAAAGGAAGTCCGTTGAGTGTTCACACTATCAAGCCAAGCTTGATATTCGATTGTTGATTGTTTAGTAGGCTTCTTGACCTTTCGGGATCGGTCATTCACATAGATCATCATTTGAGTGCCCAGGTTTTCCAGTCTTTACGATAAATATTATTCAAAGGAATTTTATTCTTATAGCAATGATACCATGCATCCAGATAAAAAGCAAATTCTGTCATTTTACATCCTTGGTAATGTTGTATCCGAACAACATAAGTTTTTCAACATAGAGACAAGATTCTTGCTCAGTTCGAAGGGGTTCATCGGAATTCAAACGAATAATTTCAGATACCATCATTTCAAAACAATCCATATTTTACTCCAAGATATTAGAAACTGCGGTTATGTGTTTACATTTGGAATGATACTTGAAACCAACACAAGTGCAAGAATAGTTTTTCCCACTCTTGGTTACGATATAAGTACCGCCTTTTCCTTTGACGTTGAACCGTCTTACATTAATCGATGCACCATTGATGATTTTTAAATCGTGTACGCGACTAATGTTTATGATTTTTACAGGATGTTCTTTGTCCTGCGTTTGAAGTGAAAAACTATCTGCATCAACCCACTTAGCATTCTTTACAACAACACCAGTATAACGATTTTCATCGAAAGGTGAGGTCGAAAAAATATTAATGGACCGATATCGAACAGTCACATCGACGGTAGAGCCAACTGAAGGAATTTTCATCATGTATAGATTATAACACAAGAGGAAACGATGTCAACCTGTGTTGTTTTTTTACAACTATTCCTGAAGAAGTCTTCTATTGCTCTCTTCCCGCATGTCTTCCTCAAATTCTTGAAATTTCAGACGATGTAATTCCGTTTTCAGAAATTCAACATCACCTCGACTTCTTTGAATTTGTTCCTCAAGTTCTTCGATTCTTTTTCGAATATAATTGGAGATCGCCATAATCGCCCTCTTCTTTTGCTAAACGGTAGTATGACTTGTCATGATGTTTCTTTTTTTGCTGCTGAAACTGTTCATCTTGTCGTTCGCTATTTTTGCGAAACTTGGTCTTTTGAATACGTTCTACTTTAATTCCACCGATCATTTTAGTAACCTCTTCTCCTTTTAGATGATATGATCCGCTGCGCCTAGTTTTATCAACTCTTCTGCTGTTAGCCAAACATCACTAGGCGCGAGAAGTTTGGTCTTAACACCTTTTGCATCCAAAGTTGTAGCTGACTGCAAAACATTTGTCATTCTTTGGATGCACAATTCCGTTTCTTTCCTATACGATTCTAGGTCGTGATATTTTCCTTCAAAGAAATCTGTGTATTGATGGCACATTATTCCACAGTTTTTTGAAATGAACCTTTCACCTTTTTCACCCGAAGCAAAAATTAAAAATGCTGCTGACATTACAGTTCCAAGACCTATGGTTCTGATTGGTACTTTACTCCAACTCATTGCATCAATAAGTGCGAAGGCTTGATACAAATCGCCACCTGGTGAATTGATGAATAGTTGTAGAGTTTTATTTTTTTCTTCCAGATTGTTCTCGTACAATATCCACTGTATGGCTCTGGTGATATTGTACTCATCAATTTCTCCAAACAAAAAATGAATGTGTTGTTTTAAAAAATCAGATTCAATTTTGTCCTGTACGGAGAAACTAATCGTATCAAGAGGTTCTTTTTTTCTGCCAAGCATACGCAGTTTTGATGATTGATTCGATGTCATGTTTTGGCTCATAATTCAATAGTTTTTTGGCTAGGTCGATATTGGCTACCAGAAAATCTGGATCACCTTCTCTTCTCGGTCCAATTTTATAATTTACTTTTTCTCCAGTAACTTTTTCAATTGTCTGTACAACCTCTAAGTTGCTATATCCGACACCTGATCCCAAATTAACTAAAATATTTTTTTCTTTCAATTTCAAAGCTTCAATGTGTGCATCAACAACATCTAAAACATGAACGTAATCTCGAACACAAGTTCCGTCCGGTGTTGAATAATCATCACCATTGATTGTAACGTTATTTAGATTTCCGAGAATTAGAGGAATTAGATGTGTCTCTGGATCATGATTTTCGCCCAACTCATCATCTGCACCAGCAAGATTGAAGTATCTAAAAATAACATAGTTCAAACCAGAATCTTCAATAGCCCGCTCGCAGCAAAGTTTGGTATTCGAATAAACAGAATTGTCAGTTGTACACTCATCTTCATCAACAGGAATTGATCCACAAAAATAAACACCTGCTGTAGATGAAAAAAAGATTGTTCTACATCCATATCTCTTCATTGCATCGAGAACGATCAAAGTTCCACCAACATTTACTTCCCAAAATTTCGTAGGATCCTCAAAAGACAGTCCAACTTCAATTCGTCCCGCAAGATGAAATACTGCATCGATATTATTAATACGAAAGACAGTTCGAACCATCTCGCGATTTAAAATATCATCGAGAATTAAATCGTCAAAGTAAGTATGACGAGGAGGCTTATTATCATATATGATAACATTCCATCCTTCCTTTTTTAATCGTTTGCAGAGAAAACTACCGAGATACCCGGAACCTCCAGTCACAAGAGCATTTTTCATAATAAATCCTTATAAATAGGTGTAGGTCGCCGAGTTCCCGCTCGCACCTACTCTAACATTGTAAAGGAATGTCAGCATGAATATATATTCTCCTAACCCAGAAGATGAGGTTCTATTCGAACTCCGAGACTGGGCAAAAGAAACACTTCCAGAAAAAAAACAATTCTCTAAAGGTTGTAATTTTTGGACAGGAAAAACCCACACTAACGAAACGAAAAAATTGCTAAGAGAACTCAACATTGGTGAAAATAATCCTATGTTTGGTAAAAAACTAACATCCGAACAGAGAAAAAAGATTAGCGATAAACAAATTGGAAGACCCTTATCTGATGAACATAAATTATCAATTAGTTTGGCTAAAATCGGTAAACCTAGAAGTGAGGAAACAAAAAGAAAAATTTCTGCGTCTAGAAAAGGTCAAAATCTTTCTGATGAAACTAAACACAAAATCAGTCAAACTAAAACTAAGAAACAATAGTTATCCCAGGACCAATATAGAATTCATTCGAATCTTGCTTCCATGGAAATTTACCACCATATTTTAAAATGTTTTCTTTATTGCCATTTTCAAAAAATTCTTTTGATACTGAATTCGAATTACTATCCAATCTGTAACAAACTGTGTGCTTAGTTGTGCAATCAAACTGAGGAAAGTATTTTGCTAGATTGAAAAAGAATTTTCTATCTGCACCCCACTGGCCATACCAAGCATGACCAACATTCACAGCGACATCTCTTTTTACTGCATAGCAAGAAGTATCGATATGGTTGACATTGTTATCAAAATAGACAGGCCATTTCCCCAATGATTCACAATTATCTTCACAAAGATAATTACCTTCTTTGTCATATATTTTTCTAAGACTGTATGCCCATTGTAGATCATGTTTCTGAATTGCAGAAACAAGACTTTCTACATGATCAGGTTCGATCCAATTATCTTCATCAAGATAACAAATGATATCCGCATTTACCAGAAAGGATGATGCTGCATACACACGATGACCATACCATCCTTTACCAATATTTTCTTGCAATCGAATAGTCTTTACTTTAGAAAAGCCGTCGAGTTGATGCCAAATATTTGAACCATATTCCTCTTCACCATCAAGAAAAATATAGTGATTTAAATTTTCATACGTTTGTGATTCAACTGAATTCAGACAATCGGATAGATGAGAGGTACCTATCGTAGGAGTAACAACTGCAACTTTCATTTTTGTCCAAAGTCCGTATTAGGAAAAGCCTCTGTGATCAACTTAGGAGTTAGAAACGGAACTTTCAAATCTTTTTTCAGACAACGAACAAATAAGTCCGCTTCTTCTTTGTGTAGTGATTCCAAAACAACAGTCAATAGATTTTTTTGTTTCTGTGGAGTTAGTCCGTTCGGACGTTTAGGATGATCTTTAATGAAACGATACATCTTCTGCACTTCATTGTGAAGATATGTTTCATTCAGTCCCGCA